GATTTCTATTTAAAATATCTCCTACGGATTGTAAGGTCATTTTATACTCTACCCTAAGTATATAAGCTACTATTTCTCTAGCTTTTACTATCTCCTGTTTCCTCGTAGAGCTTGTTAATTTAGTTTTGCTAATTTCAAAATGTTCACAAACTCTATCTATAATAAGCTCTACGGGCTTTTTTCTTATCTCTAACTGTGGTATTATCCAATAATTCATACCGTTTGTTTTAATGTTTAGTTAAAATTAAGAGTTTATTTTTTCAATTCCGGTAATTGATTTAAAAATTCTTTTAATTCTTTTGCTTGTTCGATGTTTATCATCATTGAGGCACTTTTTTCTTTTTTATCGGATTTTCTTTCGTTATGTAAATCTATAAGGAGAAATGCGTGGTCAACCTTAATATTTAATTCTTTCTCAAATAAACCTATGTTATTTTCTATTGTTAAATGCTTCATATCGTTTGTTTTAGTTTGTATCTTAATTCCCTACAAACATACTATAAAAAATTAAATTACACAACAATACAAACAAATAATTAACAATTATTATCTAACTTACTGATTATCAGGTAGAATAATTTATAAATCTTTTTCTACGTTAAAACTAGGACAAGCCTTAGAGCTAAAATTATAATGTCCGTAAACCTTAGCTTTAGGATATTTTACCATTAAATCAGCAATTAAACATCTTAAAGTCTCCTTTTGTTCGTCTGTCCTAGTGTCTTTAGGTTTTGAGTTTTCATCTAAACCACCTATATAGCATACGCCTATAGACCTTAAATTATGTCTATATGTATGAGAGCCTATTTCTGACTCTTCCCTACCTTTTTGTAAATCTCCGTTTAAAGGTATTACGTAATGATAGCCTACATCTCTCCACCCTTTAGCCTTATGCCATAATCTAACATCATCTACGTTAAACTCTCTACCCTCTTTAGTAGCTGAACAATGTATAATAATTTTATCTATCTCTCTACTCATTTAATTTAAGTTTAAATTTAACATATTAACTATAGTTAACGGGCTAAAATAAGGATTAACTATTTCTAAATCAAAATTATTAAAATCTCTAAAGTCGTCCTCATCTGCTTTTATTCTACGGTTTACGCTATCAGCGTCTGAGCGTTTTAATAGTCTACTCATTCTATACTCTTCTAAAACATTAAAGTATATTATAACAGAGTCGTCTAAAAACTCATCGGGTAAATCGTTAATACCTGATGGAGTAAAAATAAATACCTCACTATCGTAAACCTCTTGGTTAGATGTTCCGTATTGCCACCCGTTAAACTCTTTATTCTCAAAAAATTGCTCCTCAGATTTCATAACATTAAACCTATACTCACTAATAAAGTGGTAATCCTTACCGTCTACCTCTCCATCTCTCATTGGTCTAGTAGTATGAGATATTGATGGCTTTAAACCTCCATTAACTAAATAGTTTTTAAAGTAATCTTTACCTGATGCAGCTTTACCTACTAAAATTATTCTCTTCATAATATTTTGATTATTTGTCCTGTTTTATTTTTTAAAAATACTAAATTAAAATGTCTATCTAAAGTAGAGACTTCGACCTCAAAACCCATCCTTATAAATAAACTCCTAAATATTAGATAATATTCTTTTGTTGCTTTCATAACTTATTTATTAAATGTTTCTTTGTAGTATTTCACTAAGTAATTCTTTTGGCATTGTTCTAATTAACGACTCAATCAAACCTTTTAACTCTTTAGTATTTATTATAAATATATCGGATGAAAACTTCGTAAAATCACCTTGTTTTTCCTCTTTTATATCAAACTTATGATGGTTTAAATATTCAATAAAGATATTGTCTATTATTTTTCTATCAATATATTCTTTTTTATAGTTTTCTTGTTCAAATAAAGGGCTTCTATTATCTTCTTTAAATTCACTTCTTATTCTTGACTTATTAATTTTTAAAGCATCAAGATTTTCTTCAATCAATTCCTCTAATGGTGTTTTCATATCCTTTTTATTTTATCCTTTTATTATAATAGGTGGTTAAACTCTTTCTGCCAACATTTCAAAATCTTCTGCTATTAACATATCTCTGATACATTCTTTTTCTTCTTCAACTTGACAAATTCCATATATCTTTAATAGGTTTAGTAGGTCTGATTTTTCAATAGTTATAACACTACCGTTCTGTTCTCCTTTAAATTCGCTTTTTTCGTAATATTCTAGCTCTTTACTCATATCCTTATAGTTTATTAGTTATTATCTTTATTAGTTTTTATTAAGTAGTTGTTTTGCAGGTTGAGTGGTAAAACTGTCGGGTTTATAATCTCCATTATATACATCATCCATTAAAACAACCAATTCTTTTGTAATGCTTTCAAACTCTTTTACTCTCTCTTTTAACTTGGTGTTTTCGTTTTGTAACTTTTGCTCCATTCTAATCCAAGTCGTCAAAGTTTTTTCGTTGTTCTCATTCTCTGCTTTTAGTTCTTTGTTTTCTTCTTCTAAATATGATTTTCTATTCAAATCCTTTTCAACATCCTCCAAAAACATTGTATGCCCGTCTTTTTCAATAACATTGTTATGCTTATTGAATTTATATTTTGCTTTTTTTATTCCCTCTATATCCATAATATATTTTTTTATTAAAACAGTGATGCTAACAATGTATAAGCCCAATAAATTACTAATACTATTCCTCCGTAAATAAATATTACCCCACTAATCATTGACACAAGGATTCCATCCCCTATATCACCGCCTTTATACCATTGAGCGAATACAAGCCATTCAATACCTTCTTTTATTTTTCCAATTATTTTCTTCATAACAAGAGGCGTTAATTTAATTTAATGTGTTGTTTTAACCATTCTGTTCTGTCGGTGCTTTCTATTCTGATTGACCAGATATACCCCTCAATATCACCTTCTGTGTTTTCATCCAAATACCTTTTAAACTTTATACGTTCTTTATATGTTAAGTAGTTCTCTGCTAATGCACACAAACCACATTGAACGGTATAACCCATTTTAATACTGTTGTCTATATCTTCTAAATGATACTTTAATAATTTCTCTAATATTCGTTTCATAATCTATTTATTTAATAAATCTAGTTTTCTGAGTAGAATTTAAACCGTTAAACGACTCTAACACATATCCTCTACGACCCTTTTTAAAATTAGTCTGTACCCATTGAGAGGACGGGCTAAGAGCGGGATAGTTATAATAGTAAAAATCGTCAGACGTACACATATCGAATAAAGCTTGATGAGAGTCTCCTTTTTTGAAAATAACTAAATCAGACTTTTTATATATGTCATTTTGTTTGCAGTATTGGTCTATTTTCTCAATCTGCTTAGGGTCTAACTTTGGTTTAAATCCAAATTTTAAAGAGCTATCGTCTTTACCGTGTGTAATTAAAAAAGCTATATTCTCTACGAAATAATGGCTAATAAATTTTCTATGATTATCTACAGTTACTTTATCCTTATACTTTAACTCGGCTATCTCCTTAAATGCTTTATTTAAAAAATAACCAAAGCTCCCTGCGTGGTTATCGTTACAAATATTATTAAAATAAATCCTATCGTAATAAGGTGTTAGCCCGTCTAGTATTATCATTTTAAACTCTAAAGCACAATCAAAAGCCTCCTCGTTTGTCATATTTTGTGGGAGTGCGTGTCCTCCTCTAGTAGTTTGAGCGTTATAACCGTCTAATAAGTCTCCTAACTCATCTACTATTAATATGCTAGACGATTGATTTATAACAGCGTCAGCCGTCATAATGTTAGCAGCCTCTAAAATTGTTTCTCTATTCCATTCTACAGCGTACATAGAATTATTTTTAGAGTTAGTTTCCATACCTATATGTACGTCTGAGTAGGTTAAGCTATCAAAGTCGCTATAATTTTGCTCAATAACATTTACATTAAACTCAGCTAACTTATAATTTACGGGCTTAATATGTTTTTTAACTATACTTTCTATATCAAAAGTAGCTACCTCCTCGCTTTTATTCTCTTTAAAAACTATATTATAATAAGGCGTCCCTGTATGAGATACGAGTTTGTAGCTAGTTATATCTTTTCTAGGTAGAGAGTAATGTTTACAATACTCGTCTATATCCATCATTTCTCCTCTGTCTTTATTCCACGCTGATAAAACAAATTTCTCCTTTTGTTTGTAATCTGTAGTCTCGGAAATAATCTCAGATTTAACCTCTACTCTATTTTTTCTAAACTCTATAATTTTATCCCATTGATTTTGAGTTAAGCTGTATCTAGCCTTTCTCCTGTTTTTAGGTATTACGTTTAAAGATAAGTCTAAAAATTTAGCTTCTTTATCTGTTAACCATTTAATTTTTTTGCTCATAATTTATTTAGTTAATTTAACTATTTGTTCGTTTAACCATTTTATTCTGTCATCTTCACCGCTAAAAACATCACCTTTACACCTTTTAAAATGTTCTAAATCGTAATCTCCTTCAGGAAAGTTATCCTCTAAATAAGGTTCAAAAACCTCCTCTCTAAATCCCCAACCGAATAAATCTGAGGATATACAACATAAGAAAGGCGTAACCCCTAACTTTATCTCCTTATTAACTTGATTTAATATAGCTTCTAAATGATGTTTTTCTACTTTCATAATATTAATAGTTTTAATTCTCAGCAAACATAAGAATAAAAACCAATACAAACCAAACAAATATTAAAAATAAATGCTAAGTAACTGATAATCAATAAGAATAATTTTAGAATATACGTTTTTTATAGCCGACTTTTATTAGTTTATAGTCGTTTTTTAGGTCGTAACCTAACGAAAAATTAAAGAGATGCCCTCTTTTATGTTCAAAATCTAATCCTAAGTATAGATTCTCCATCATAGGATTAACTACAATTTCTCCGCCAAAATATAATTTATTTTTTTCTATAAAATTAGTAGTATTTACGGAGTCTTTTATAAGCGTAGTAGTCTCTTTATTAAATGATTTTAACCTGTAATTAAATTCTATTTTAGGCTCTGTTAAACTATGAGCGATTATAAGCCCGTCTAAGAGACTATCTTTTATCGGATAATGAAACTGAAAGGACTTACTACCATAGTCCGTTAAATAGACTGTATCAACCTTAGAGGGTATTAATTTAGTATGAGTAATTACTATAGTGTCTATTTTAGTTTCTATTTTTGTAATAGTGTCTACTGTTCTTGTAACAATTTGCTCAGGAGTATTTTTTACAGTGCTACAGCTTTTTCCAAAAAGTAATATAACCACTATAACAGAAATTAAACCTAATATTAAATAATCTTTAATTTTCATCTTTTTATATATTTTTGTTTTAGGTTATATGTTATAGGTTTATTAAATATTCCCACTAGAGTAGTAGGTAGAGGTGTAGGTAGAGGTGTAGGTAGAGGTGTAGGTAGAGTGGTAAGTAGAGGTTCATTTATGCACCTCTACTATTTACTTATACTTTTTACCTCTGAGATAGCGTCCTTACTACGTTTTAGTAATTTTTTAAACTCTTTAAATGCGTCTACTCCCGTTACCTCTTCATAATTCTCGTTAATACTTTTTACCTCTATGAATAATAACGTAGTAGTAACTACCTTAGTAAGTATTAAATTAATGTCTGTTAATAGTCCTATAATGTCCTGTAGTATATATGTCTCTATGCAAAAGAATAATATAACGGCAGCGTTATACATAACCATTTTAGAAACTATACTCCTATATCCTTTAGACGTTATAGGTATATCTTTTTTTTTAGATTTATAAACACCTGTTAAGGTATCTAAGACTATAGCTCCTCCAACTATTAATATTAAAGGAATAATAGGAGTTAAAAAACTAAGAATAATACCACCTATAGCAGCGGACGACCCTTTAATATTTTCTAATAATTTAAAAAGTGTCTCTCTCATTTCTTTTTCTTTTTAACCTGCTTAGGTTTGTTTTTAGTATCTTTTAATAATACCTTAATCTTATTTAAGTTTTTGCTTCTAGCCATCTTATCTATAGTGAATATTACCATCGTTATTCTCTCCGTAAAAATCATTATCGTTACTAGATAAAAACAAACCGTTAAAATAATTAGAACTATTAGGGCGTATTACATCGCATCCCGACCCTGCATTATTATATAAAGGAAATAAAGTAGGGTTAGCTTTTAAGTAGTTAGTAACTCTTTGAGATAAATACTCCGCTGCATTTCTTACAGAACCTCTAAGGTATTGTAATTCGCCTAACTCTACAGCCTCTGAGTTATCTGAGCTTTTTGTAGATACCGCTTTATTAGTTAGCTTATAATTAATAAAAGGTAGAGCCTCATATAAACTCCATTGTAATAAACAAGGCTGTATATATTCATCTAATAAAGTCTTATTATCTCCCGCAATACTAGACCCTTTTATATTAGTTATTATATCGTTAAATAATCCTGTTCCCAATATAGATTCTATCCTCATATTTTGGGCTAAGATTATAAAAGGCTTTAATATTTCTGAGTCAGTATTTTTATTTATAGTAGTATTATCTCTTAGATAATCTACGCTAATCATATAAGTATCGTTATTCATTATATAGTATTTTTATCGTCTGTTATTGTGCTATCAGTTACCGTACCCCCTACCTGCTCCTCTACTCCTGATAACATTCTATTAGCCTCTTCTGTACTCAATCCAAATATAATCTCCAATATTGCTATACCTGCGTCTCTTCCTACAGTTCCCTCAGTAACTTTAGTAGCTACGTCTAAGATAGATGTAACACCACCTACAGACCCCCTTAGTTTTGCTTTTGCTTCCGCTTCAACATCGTTAGGCTGCTCTACTCCCGACTCATCTACTGACTCCTCTATAATATCAAAAGAAGATATACCCTCTAACTCTAAAGGAATTGTAACCCCGTTAATCTTAGCTAATTTATTATAAGCTCTCTCTATTAATTCCTGTTTAGCGTCTATCACATTCTTTTGAAATACCGCCTCAGCTTCTATAATCTCGTCAGAGCTTCCTAATTTTCCTGAGACAGCTACTCCCGCTACCACGTTACTAGCTCCGTGCCCGACTACGATATTTTGCGAGATTTGCTCCTCTAATTGTAAAAATCTCTCGTCAGATGTATTGAGATTTACAGGTATAAACTCAGGAGCTGTGTCCCCACTCTCTGAGTAAGTTGTAAAAATTCTACTAGCATTGTCAGACCCTGCGTATTCTTTTTGAATTTTCTTATTAAGTTTTTTCATTTCCTCGTCTGACGGAATACCCCCCTTAAAAGAGATAATCATAGACGGAGTAAAGCCGTTTTGAACGCTAGATAAATGGAAATTAGCTATTTCTTTATCTAGTTCAATCCAATCTACAGATGATATATAATCAGGATAAGTATAAAACTCAGCTCCCGCTCTATATTCTAAAACATAATATAGTTGTGTAGACTCGTCTTTATATTTCTCACTAAATCCCTGCATTAATACAGGTTCTTCTTTTTTATTAGACCAATCTTTAGAGATGTAAAAATATTCTAATCCGTCTGCCTGTCTCTTAGCCATTTCTGACTCATCGTCTAAAACTTTAGCTCTACGAACCTTTTTAAAATCTATAAAGCTATGTCTCGCTATAGTCTTTTTATCCTTACTCCAAGTTACAGCGATGGCAAAACCACCGTATAGCATTAAGTCGTAACCATTTTTAAAAACTATATCGTTTAAATCCTCTTTACCATGTAGATTTTTTATATATTCAGATACATCAGGACTATCCTTAAAGCCATCTCCTACAGTCATATTAACTTTTTTCTTAATAAGACTATTGTGTTTACTAGATGTATTCATTAAATCTACTAAAAACTCTCCGTATAAGTTATCATCCCCGTAAGGTATATACTCTTTTTTACTCTCTGAAAATACAGGAGTATTTCTATTAGTTCCCGCTGCAAACGTGAAAAAATTAAAAGGTTTTTTATTTTCTTCTGCCATATTTTTAACCGTTATAAACTGTTTCCGTATCTGACTGACCCGAATACTCCGACTTAACAGGTAATTCTACGTCATTAAAATATACTTTACCTTTCTCTACTAGAGAGGTAGTGTTTTCTATCAGTAAATTATTTGAACTTAATTGCTCATAAATATTATATTTATAAAACCCCTTAGTATCTAACTTTATAACTCCCGTTAACAAGTCCTCTACTCCCTCTGTAGTCTCTATTACAAACTCATTATATCTACTTTTGTTAGTACTTATATCGGTAGCTGTAAAAAGTTTAGATACATTACTCTCATCGTTTATAAA